GGCCGCCGGTGTGCGCTCCCCTCTCCCACGGGTCGAGCTCGTCGTCTCCGTCGTGAGGTCTCCCGGTGAGGAGCTCGGTCGAGCCATCGGGGCACAAGCGCAGAAGGAGGTGATAGCCGACGTCCCGCCATCCGCGATCGACGGTGTGCCACCGCCGGATCTCCTCGAGAGTCGTGTCGGGTGGGCTTGCGCTGTGGTGCAAGACGATTGTGTCGATTTTACGGCCCATCTAATCCGCCTTGTTTCGGTTTTCGTGGATGCGCTCGAGCGCCGAGATCGTCCGCTCGAGGAGCTGGATATAGTCGCGGGTCATCACCGTAAGGGCCTTTCCCTTGTTCCGGCTATCGTTGACCACAAAGTAGACAAGCGCGGCGGTGAGTCCGAGATCGGCGAATGCGGTAGCTTCGGGGCCCATGCCTACCACTTGTACTTCGCCGCCCACCACGCGGGAGACGACTTACCCTTCGCTATGTTCTTCGCGTGCCGCTTCCGAAACGCTCGGCGCTTCGCCTTGTCGGCCTCGCTCTCGTTCTTCCGGCCGCGCGGCTCCGTGTCTGCCCCCTGGGCTCCGAATCGAATTAGCTTCGGCTTTCCATCGATGCGAGTTAGCACCATGTGCGACTTCGTCGGGTGCTTCGGTGTCCGCTTCGGCTTGTCGAACTTCTCGAGGCCGTAGCGCTTCAGGAGCTCCTTCTCTTCTTCCGTCATTCTATCCACCCCGTTGAGCTCTTCGCCTCTTTGATAACCTCGATCAAGCTCTGGATCGTCGCCTGCGAGCTCTCGAGCCCCGCCCGCGCCGCCTCGAGGTCGGCTTCAAGCTCGACAAGCTCCGAGCGCTCTGCGCATCCCTCGTGGTCTTCGAGGCTCAAACCGGAGAGCGTACCGATGCCCCCGCCCGAGCCGAGGAGCAGGAGACCCCACCCCCACGGCGGCATTTGTGCGAGTGCGTTCGCGGTCCCGTCAGCCACTGAGAAACACCGAGAGGAAGGGAGAGCCGCCGGCGACCACCGCGAGAGCTCCACCCCATCGAGACACGTCAGAGCGAAGAGCGTTTAGACTCTCCTCCATTCGGCCGAGGCGTTTGTCGAGCACCTCGATCGATGCCTCGAGCTGGTCTTGGCGTTGCCCGAGGAGCGCGATCCGAACCTCGAGATCGATGTCTTTCGTCTTCGCTGCGCTCACCGTCTACCCCCTAAAACTTGCCCCGAAGATGCCAAAGCTTCTCCTCCGAAGAGGCGTCGGTGAAGCTGTGGATCTCGTGGTGGTGGAGCTCCATGTCCACGCCCTCGGGCATGGATCCGAGGAGGTTACTAACACGCGTCGCGGTAGCTTCCACAACTACCCAGGTCGAATAGGCCGCGGCCTTCGATGTCGTGCCCATATCGACGCCCCATAAATTCGAGGCTTCGACGGCGGCGACGATCTCGTCGGCGGCTTGGGTGCTCGTGGTTTCAAAGAGAATCACGTCCATGATTTACTCCGCTGTAAAGGCTTCGCGGTGGCTTAGGGGCTGGATCAAGTACCGAAGGCGCTTCGCCCGTAGCTGATAGATCGATCCGCTCGTATTGTTGAAAGCGCAGAAGGCGATCGCGATATGAACGAAGCGATCGTCCGCACCGGTAAACGCGGTTGCATCGTTTCCATTCGTGCCGACGGAGCTGCCGAGGAATCGAGCCCTCGGGTTTGTCGTCGCGTAGGATCCGCCGTGCACGAAGCACCTGTCGACGCTGTTTCGGCTTGCCGCTCCGAAGGTCGCTTGGAAAATGATCGCGTCGTGGTCTTGGTCGCGGTTTGGAGAATACTGGCACTTCCACGTCGCGCCGGTCGTCGATGCCTGGTTTCCTCCGGTCATATACCCGGCCTTGTAGAGGCTCGCCTGAGTGTTCGCCTCCGGGTCGGCGGTGAGGTTTTTATAGACGCGAGCCATCGCCCACTCTGTCGAGGCGTTGGGCATGGCTGGCGAGCTGCTCTGATCGCTCCCGTAGTGAACGAGACCGACGCCGATTTGGCCGTATTGCCCATAGCCGAAAGAGCTCTCGCTCCCGACGGGTCCGGTGATCGGCTTGTCATCGAGGAGAAGCTCCACCTTGATCGAGAACTGCTCCGGATAGATCTCGTTAGCTCCTACGCCGCTGGGCTCCGCGATCCCGCACTCCTCGTAGGGTTTCAAGTGCGCCTTCGCAATGTATAGCGTACCCTTGATCGTGCCCGGTTGGATCTGCTTCGCGCCCGTGTTGGGTTGATCGTAGGTGAGCACCCCGCCGGAGCTCGAGATCGTCGCGTTCTGAGACGGTCCCGTCGCCGGATCGACTCGCTGCCAGAGGCTCGAGTCGTGGATGTCAATCTCGGTCCAGTCGCGCCACGGGTTCGAGGAGCCCGATCCCGATCCCGAGTCACCGCTTCCACCGGTTGCGGCGCCTGTCGAATCTACAAATTTAGGATAAGCCAAGCCCATAGTTCACCGCCAAGACGTAGAGATGTAATACCGGGTCGAGACCGTGTTATCCGATCCCGCTGAACACACCGAGCGGTGGAAGAGCGTCCCGTCCTCGTCGTAGTATTTTATCGGAGAGGTCGCGGCGTTGTTGATCTTCGCGGCGGCGGTGTCGTTCTCCATGATCGTTTTAAGAGCCGAGCTCGCCGGGTCGGTGAGGTGTCCGAGCACCGGGTCGATCGTGGTCGCTGTTCCCGAGACAAGCTGCGAGATCATCGAGTGCACCATGCCCTTAACGGGGAGCCCGGTGATCGTGGCTTCGGTGGTGCCGCTGGCTTCGGTTTCGTCGATGGTCACGACGAAGTCGCCGGAGCCGACGGGGTTAACGGAGACGGTTGCACTGTAGGCCATAGCTGGATCCTTTAGTCCCTGGGGGGATCGTCAATGAGTAAGAGCTTGATCGAGAGACTGCTCGCCCCCCATGTGATCGATTGTATCAAGGCGACACGGTTAGAGAGATGAATTTCGGAATCGGTGATCGTCACGACGTCGCCGCGCTCGAGCCACCCGAAGCGATAGTCGGCCGAATAGGTGATAACCCGCCGACGAAAAGCGAAGGCGCGAGCTTGCCACTTGACGATCGCAGCGGCCGTGATCGGGTCGTAGACGATCACCGACTCGATCTCGGTGGCCTGTGTTCCGTAGCGGCTGAAACTCGCGCGGCTATAGGTGCTCGAGATCTGATTCGGGTCAGCCGAATCGGGATCGCCGGTGATCGTGATCGAGCGCGTGAAGTCGTCTTTCCATTCGGCGAATCCGAACCGGAGCCGGATCTCGTTTAGGACGTCTTCGCTCTCGTAGCTCACCGCGCCCTGTCGCTCGAACTGCGGGCCGGCGGTGATGCTCTCGACGGCGTCCTCGGTCGTCGCATCGTAGCGCCAGACGATCGGATAGATGCCCTCGCCGCCCACCGCGATCGATACCGGAAGGAGCGGGATAAGGTGCTCCTGTAGCCACTTCAAAGGCGCGACTGGCTTGTTTATGAATCCTCCGAAGCGGTAGCTTTGCAGCAGCTCCGCGGCGGCTACTGTCCGCCCCGCGTCGACATCAAGCGAGCTTTGCGAGAGCATGAACCGGAGCAGATCCCCGCCTCGCTCTAAAGGTCCGTCGTGGTGCAGGTTCGGATAGCTGCCACCGCTCCCCGTCCAGTCGATCGAGTATTCGTCTTTGTCGTCGGATCCCGCGCCCGTTGTAAACTGCGTGTAGGCGAACGCCTGCCCGAGGGAATCGGTGTGATTCGTCACCGGTTGGGCGCTCATGTTCTGATTCGCGGTTTTGTTGTAGATGTTGACGGTCGTCGCGTTGACGTGGTGACCGGCGATCAAGATCTCGCGGTGGCCCCCCGGCCCCGTGATAATGTCCACCTGAAAGCCGGGGGTCGCATACGCGGCGATCGTTACCCCGGCTTCATCGACGGTCGCGCCGACCTCCCCAAAAACCCACGGGTAGGTTTTGCCGATCGAGCCCTCGGGCGCGTCGGGTTGAGAGGTCGAGGAGACGACAAGCCCCGGCGGCGGGAATAGTGCGGAGTCATCGAGGGGCAAGCGCTCGAGAGAGAAGTCGACCGGCTCGCCTTCTGCTCCGTATTGCGGCTGGCTCACCTCGCCGCGGAGGAACACGCGCCGGCTCTCCCACTGGTTACCCTCGAGGAGTAGGGAGAGCTCTCCCGTCGATGCTGCGAGATCGTGCCCCTGTTCGATTAGCTCGGCGACGTCTACCGGGAAAACGACTTGGATCGAGACCGACGGAAACTCGGCGGATTCCGAGAGGAAGTCGAAAGCCTCCTCGATGTCAATGGGGCCAAGCGTACCCTCAAACGGTAGGAGCTCGCCCTCGGCGCTCTCCACGACGATCCCCTCGGTCGCGAATCTAAACTGGCGCCCCGCATAGGTGAGCACGAGAAGCCAGATCGGCTCGGCCTCTCGAAGCTCCGTAGCGTGAAAGGGGCGACCCATTAGAGCTCCTGCTCGACGGTAATCGTCGCGATTCGTGTCACCTCGTCCTCGAGCTCGTCGCCTTGGACGGTCTCGAGTCGCACCCCGCCGGAGATCCGGCCGTAAAGCATCCCGTCGATCGCGGTGGTTTGCGTCACGTTGGGCGTGCCCTGCGCTACGCTCGGGATGTAGACGATCGGCGTGTGCTGACCGTCGAGGCTCTCCACGAGGTCGCGGAGAAGGATCGGCGTCTCACCGTCGAGAGCCACCGCATCGACGCCCGCCCCGGTGACCGGCTTGTAGTAGTCCGGCGAGGGGTTCGCCCCGCTAATCGGCTGCATGTCGACGCCATCGATCCACCCGAACTCGACGGCCCTTCGAGCCGGTCCAAGCTTGCGAGATCTCCGAGTGCCATCTCGCGCGGTGGTGATCTCGGTGTTCGTTTCGGTGGAGAGCACACGGCCCCACGAATAGTCGCGATCGAAGAGATAGACCGGCCCGACCACCGCCGAACCGATCTCGAAGTATCCGTCGGCGTTCGATTGGGAGTCGATGACCAGTCGGTAGCCGGTGAAGTCCGAGGGGTTTCGAATCACCACGAGAAGCCGCGTTGACCAGATCTGCGCGGTCCCGCTTGCCGGGTCTCCGCTGTCGACGTTCTCGAGGTGAACTCGAACCGGCTTCGATGTCGTCGGGCTCGCGTCCGTCCATAGCCCCGCGGTATTCCTCGAGACCTTGCGATAGACCGAGCTCCCGAGGTCCACGGTCGCGCCGTCGAGCTCATCGAGGCCGATGTACCGCGGCGCCGTGTGGCCGCTTGTGTCCGGCTGTATGGTCGATCCGCTTCGCGTGAAGGGTAGCCCCGAGAGAGTCGTCGCCGAGTCGAAGGTCGAGATCGACGTCCACGCCGACCCGTTCCATCCCTCGAGGGATCCAGTGCGGAAATTGATCCCTTCGAGGTACAGACCGATCACCGAAGACATCGGCCCGGATTCGTCGAACTTGAACGCGATCCGGTGTTGCGCTGTTCCGGTGCTTCGCCACTTCTCGCGCGGCGAGGGGCTCACACGGGGGAGCACGTTCGAGATCGGGAACTCTGAGCGACTGGCGATCGTCCAGTCGTCGCCCCTAAACGCGGGGCCATCCTTGGCGGAAATATAGAGTCCGCCATTGACCCACACCGGCGAGGGGCTAAACGCCCGAGGGAAAAGGTCGGTCGGGTTTGTTTGACCCTCGGCGAGCCCCTCTCCGGCGTATTCCTCCGAAACGAAGTGCAGCTCGTACCAGTCCGAAGTCGCCGAGCTCGCGGCCGCGTTGCCCCAGCGAATCAACGAAGTCGATCCGCCTCCGTTATCGGCAAGCGTTTGATTGCTAACTATGTTCGTCCACTGTCGATCCTCGGAGGTGCTGCGGAGTCGCGTCCAGACTGAACACTTGCCGTCATTCATCCCGACCAAGAGATCGACACCCGCGGTGCAGTCGATCGTAGCGGTTGATCCGATCTGAGTGCCTCCGCCGCTGTTCATGTCGAAGAGCAGGATCCCGCCGTTTCGAAAGGTCGCTCGAAGCTCGTAGCCCTCCGAGCCATCCTCGAGGCGCGTTGTTAGCGTCACCTCGTGCCCCGGTGCCGTACTATTCGAGACCTTCAAAGAACACCGGAGGATCAAGCCCTCCGCCACTGTCCCCGGCGGGGTGATCGTATACTCTCTCCGGCCCGTCGTCGTGGTGACCCGAAGATACCCGTTCTCCAAGCTTTGCGAATTGGTGCCGCCTGTGACAGCTGTCCACCCCACCGCCGTGGGCAGATCAAGCGGGAGATAGTTTCGCTCGAATCCTACGCGGGAGATGTCGCGCGAAAAGGTCCGATAGCTCGGCATGGTCACCTGTGACCACCCGCCGAGATATAAAGCTCCGAGGCTGTTATCCTCATTGCCCGGTGTCGCTTCCCAATTGTGGAGAACCACCGCCCGCGAGCCCTGCGCTGTGATCGTGAAGTCGCGCAAGTAGGTTTGGGAGTCGGTCGTCGTAAACCAGGCCGAAGTAGGATTCGATAAATAGGAGGTTTGCCCCATGCCGGCCCATGTCTCCCCGTTATCCGCGGATCGAATCACGATTGCCGGGTAGCCTGAGACTGTCGGTTGACGGCCGGCAACATAAATAATCCCGTTCTCGTCTTTCCATGCCGCGGCGTCGACGTTGTCGAAAAAACTCGAGGTTCCATCGAGGAGACCCCAGACCTCGGTGCCTGCTAAGCCGTCCGATGGCAACCCGATTAGATCCTCTCTCGTCGTGTTCGCGAAGGATTGGAAAGCGGATCCGACCTTGTAGCGTGCGAGCTCGGCCGTGGTGATGTCGACAAAGTAGGCGTGAAACACGCCGCCGACATCGAGGATCGTAAAACGACCCCCGCCGCCGGTGCCGTCGGTCTTGTAGATCTGGCGGAAGGTCGCTCCGAGGTCATCGCTCGCAAGCTGAATAAAGCCCTCTCGATAGGTTAGCCCGGTATTGTTCGAGACGACTTCGGCCGTCATGAGGATTTCGCCTGAGATCTCCGCCGCGCGAATCCGGCCGAGTGCGTGCCCCGAGCTGCCCGAGGAGATGTCGACCGGCTCGTCGAGCACGAGCTCCTGACCGACTACCCACGTCGCGCCCTTGTCGTCGCTGTAGTGCATGCGGATCTGCGCTTGCTCGAGGGTCGAATCCTCGAACCAGTGAAAAAGAAGCACGCGCCCCGAAGCGAGGAGCACGAGACACGGATCGAAGCCGCTCGGCGTATAGGCCGCGGTAAACACTGTCGCGCTTGACCAAACGCCCGCGACAGACCGTCGGCGAGCGGTGACCCGATAGAGCGTCGAGAACCCGTCGAAATAGGTCTCGCGGTGGGCAACCAAGACCTGACCGTCGGAGAGAGTGATCGCGTGAGGCTCGAAGGTGCCTCGAGAACCGGCACCGACGCCCGTTCCATCCGTCCAGACCACCGCCTCCCACGCCGTCGGGATCGTAGGGACATCCCACCCGCGATAGCTTGTGGCCGAGTCGCTGGTATTCTTCCAGACAAACGCGCCCCCGTTCTCGACGGGGTGGCCACCTCTTAGCGTTTCGATGTCGTAGGAGCTGCCGGCGCTTTGCGTGCCCGTAGCCGCGAGCACAAGCTCCGTGTCGCCATCGGGGACCGGCACCCCTGGCTTCGGGTTTGCCTCGGTTAGCGTCGAATCTGCGGCGCTGTAGGCGGCGATCGTCACGCGCGGATCGGGGATGAGGATTCCGCGAAAGTCGGTCTTCGTTTTCTCGCTGCCCATTATCGATGCCCTGCTCGGCCGGCGTTCGCGGTGGCCCGTGTCAATGCGCTATCGGTGCGGAGCTGATCTCGGATTTGGATGTCGAGCGTCCGGTGCTTGTATTTGTTGACGATGATCATCGGCATAGAAGAGCCCCCTCGATTGATCGCGTTCACGGCCTGCTCTCCCCCTAACGCATCGACGCCCGCGCGGGTGATCACCGCCTCGCCTCGGAGAAGGTTTGCCGGCACCTCGTCGGGAGTGCCGCCTACCATGCCGCCGGCGTGCATCGTTTGACTTTTGATCTGCGCTATCTGAATTCCCCCGGCTGTTGCCGCAATTGCTGCGTTTGCGATAGAAAGGGGCGTGACTCCCTGCTCGGCAAAAGTCTTTGTAATTGCGACCGCTGTATTCATGACTGCCTGAGCAATTGCCAAAGCCTGTTGTTGCTCAAAGCTGATCCCGCGTTGAGATTTAGCAAGCTCGAAAACATCGTTTGCGAGGCTGATCGTTCCTTCTGCAAAGGCGGTTTGGATTGCTGCGGCCTGTTCGTTAGCGGCTTCTTCTGCGGCGAGACGGGCTTCGATCCGCTTCTGGTTCATCTCGGTGATCTTGTCTTGGACCTCTTGCTCTTTCTCGAGTCGTGTCTCGTTGAGCTCGTCGACTGCGGCGAGGATCGCGTCGTGCCCTAACTGCGCGTCGAGCCCCTGCAATAGGGCAGTATTGACCCGATCGATCTCCTGCTGAAACTTGGCGAGAGGCTCGTCGACACGCGCGAGCGCCTCGAGCTCGAAGGAGCGATTCAACGCGGCGAGCTTGTCGGCGGCTTGATCTGCGCTCGCTGCGAGCTTGTCAGTGATAATCGTGCTTTGGCCGAGTCGGCTAATCTCGCTTTCGAGGTCGCTAAAATCGCCGCTTTCTAACTCGAGCTCGGCTTCTCTTGCTGTGATTAGTTCCTTCGTTAACTCGTTAAAATCGAGGCCCATTTGGCGGGCAATATGTCGGCCCTCCTCGATCGCTTTGTTTAAGTTGCGTTGTTCTCGCTCGGTTAGGCGGTTGCCCTCCATGAGTGCGATCGTCGCGTTCTCCATTAAATTGACGCGACGTTGTAGGAGCTGCGCCGCCTCGGCTCCTTCCATCGTGACGCCGCCGAGGTTTGTTAGCGTTCCCTCGTATTGCTCCGCGGCCTTTCTCGTCTGGTGAATCGCACGCTCGATCCCGACGTAAGTATTCTGTACCGCCTGCCCCCTTTTGATATCCCCGAATAGACTGTCGGTGAAGTCATCCCAAGCGACTACCGCTTTCGCTACGACGTTAATAACCTTGCCGACCGCCTCGGTAACAAGGATCATTGCCGGGATAAGGTTCTTCCCTGTCTCGAGCGTTACGGCTCTCATGGTCAGCTTAAGCTGAGCCATCCCCCGATCCATGTCCTCGGAAGCTTTCAACGCTTCGCCATCCATCACGAGACCGGCTTCTCGGGCTTTTGCTGTCCACTCGTCGAGGCTTCCGGTGCCATCTGCGAGGATAGCCGCGACCTTCGCACCGCCGCCGCCGAAGAGCTCCAAGGCTACCGAAGCCTTGTCCGATGTGGAGGAAAGCCCCGATAGCGCGTTGATCGTATCGCGGAAGATCTCGTCGGCGCTGCGAAGGTTGCCGTTCGCATCGTTGACCGAGACTCCAATATCCTTGAAAATCGCCGCCGCTTCTCCGCCCTTTCTCGAGGCCATACCGGCCTTTTGCGTGAGTGCGTTTAGGCCCTCTTTAAGCTCGTCGATGTTACCGCCGGCGGCCTCGGCCGCGAACTCGAGACCGATCAACGTCTCGGAGGTGAGCCCCGTTTGCCGGCTCATCAAGCCGACCTTGTCGACGTATTCGCTCGCACTGTTGGCAAGCTTGAACACGCCCGCGGCGGCGGAGGCGAAGACGCCCGCGGCTAAGACCTTTTGAAAGTCCTTCGCGGCCTTGCCCATTTTGCCGAAGCTGCCCTTGTAGCTGTTCGCCATCTGACGCGAGGACTTCTTCGCGGCTTGCTCGGCCTTGTCGAATTGGCGGGCAAATTGCCGCGCCATTTTCTTAGCCTCTTTGTCGGTGACGCCGGGGAGCTTCTTTAGCTGCTCCTCAAATTTCGCCGTGTTCGCCTTGATGGAGAGGCGGATCTCCTTCTGTCCGAGAGCCATTACCCGAGCTCCTTTTGAATCCTACGGAAAAGAGCGTTCTGTCTCTTGGCGCCGAAGCGTCTCATTAGCACGACTTGAAAGACCCGCTTCGGCCGCTTCTCTCCACGCTTGCGGGGGAAGGTGACGAAAGCCGAGTAGGGCGCCTTGTTCTCGACAAACCCCTCGAGACCGTCGGGAGTCATGCGGACACCGTAGCGCCACTTCCCGCGACTGTTGCGGCTTACAAGGTTGAGATCCTGCCCCTTGAGCTTGCCCCGTTCGATCGAGCGTTTGAGTCGCGCGACCATCGCGGGATCCTTCTCTTTCAAGACTGGCCAATTCTGCTCGGCGTATTCTCCGAGCTCCTTTACCTCTTCGAGCAAAGCTTGACGGGTTTCGGGTAGCAGCTCACGAACCACGCGATCGACGTAGCCCTCGAGCTCCGACCCGCGGCCGAAGGTGATGCTCCCGAATTTGTAGCTCTTAGACACCGTCCGCCCTCTCTCGAGCTCGCTTCTTTTTCATCTTCTGGATCGCCTCGGTCTTGGCGAAGTGCGCGGCGGCTTGCTCGACTGACATCCCCGAGTGAGACTTCGCACTCTTGCGCGGAGTCGTCGTTATTCGGTGATGCGCTACGATCGCCACTTGCTGATCCTTCGTGAGTTTGTAGAAGCCCTCGGGATCTCCGAGGTGAGTCAAGCCGAGGTGAAGCGCTAAGAGGTCTAAGCCCCCGCCTCGGCTTTTGAAAAAGCCTCCTTCTCTTTGACCTCCTGCTCCCCTGGGATGCTCGACGCGACCCGAGAGACGCACTCTCCGCCGGCCCTGACGATGTGCGCGACATCGACGCCCGAGTCCTCGAGCTCGGAGAGAACCAAGTCGCCGAAGCGAATTAGGTCTTTCCGGTGCTCGAAGTAGTCGACCTCGAGTGCCTTCTCGCGGCCCCACCAACAAGCGCCAAGCGTCGCCGCCATCGCTCGCAGGAGATCGGCGCTCTCGTCTCCGTCCCCCGCTGCCCCGGCGTATAGCTGGATCAGCTCCTGCCGCGTCGCGAAGTTGGGAAGCTTGAACACCTCCGAAAGCTCTCCGAGCTCGAGCTCGAAGAAGTTAGGCGTCTCTGGTGGGTTTCGTCGTTTCATCAAGTCCCGCATTTGTTCTCCTGAAATGCAAGGGTGAGGAGGGGAGAGGCTATCAAGTCTGCGTCACTGTGCCGTGACAAGTCCAGTTCACTGTACACGAGGAGGGATCGCCCTCGGCAAAGCTCCACGTGCAGTAACAGTCATCGAAAGCGATCGTGTGATCTGGTGGCGTTCCAGGCTCGGCGATCGTGAAGGTGAGCTTCACGGTGTAGACGTCCGCATCTGCACCGAGGGTCGAGACGGCCGAAGCGAAGGCGCCCTTTTTGTCGAGGATGTCGGTAAGCGTCTCGTCGGTGCCGTCCGTGAGGTCGCGGAAATGGACCGTGAAACTACCGGTCGGAAGGCCCTGGTTAGTCTTTCGAACCGAGGCCACTTGCCCTCGATCCCGGTAGACTGCGATCTCGTCCTTTCCAATATCGAAGGAGAGGTCGCCGGCTTCATAGGCGACGGTGTAGTCGAGAGCGGTAGGCGTCGTTCCGTCCTCGATGAGGATGGTTCCGTCTCGGAAATTCTTGATTACGGTTGATTCAGCCACTTAGGGCCTCCTTTTAGGCTAATGCCAAGTCGTGAGCAATTGAGAAGTTAAGAGAGAAAAGAAGCCATTCGCCACCGGGCAAAACCTCGCGGCTCGATCCATTGTATAGCAAGCGCAGATCCTCTTGCCATGTCCCGGTCTGCACCATTAGAGCGCGTATGATCGCGACCTCATCGTCGAGAGCCTCGCTGTAGCGCGTGTGTTGGTCTTTTGGGGGGAGACGTCGGAGGAAGCGGATCGCGGCGGTGTGCTCGATCCTGGCGTGCCCTGCGGCCTTGTCTCGGTACTGTCGCGCGTTTGTCGTGTCGAGGTCGATAGCGAAGCGCTTGTCTTGAAGCGTCGCCGGATCGAAGTCAGGGCGGAGAGGCCGAAGCGAGAGCTTGTACCCCGAGACGGTCTCGACGCGCGTCTTTATCCGCGAGTGCAAGGTCGAGAAGGTTACCGATGCCATCGACTGCCCCCGAGCCATAAGACGGCGTGCGGGCTCTTCTTCTCTTGCCCGTCTTTATCGGCCTCGCCGTCGTGGTCGTAGTCGTAAGAGAAACGGAGCTCGCTCCAAGCGTCTTCAAACTCCTTTCGATACTGCTCCGCAAGATCGAGATAGCGACCGTCGCCGGCCGAGCTCGAGAAGTCGAGGAAGATCAATTGCAAGGTGTGGAAGAGATGACACCGGCGAAGCGCTCCCGGCTCCATGATGAGAAACGGGAGAGACCCGCGAGCACTCAACCGATCGATCAAGTCTTGCCACGCTTCGTCGAGGAAGTCTTGATAGCTCGAGGCGCCGGAGCTGCGGAGGTCATCGAGATCGGAGTGCCGGCGCTTGAGGTCGACGTCGGAGATCACCGGGTAGAGACGTCGCCGCACTAGCCCCGCATCGACTCGGAAAACATGCGACACGCTATCGGGAAGCGCGAGAGTCCACTCGATGCGCCATCCAAGGCCGAGGCTCTCCGCTGAGGTGCTCCCGGCGCTCACGGTATACTCGGCCACCGAGGAGGCCACAGTCACCGCCTGAGCGTCAACCACGGCCGCCCCTGCGGCATTGTAGACCGACACGGTCCCCGAGGTAGGTACGGCGAGAGCTCCGTCGCGATACACCGGGCACTTGATCTTTTGAGATCTGCCCCGCTCGAGGTAGTCGCTCGAGAGTCGCGCGGTGTATAGCGTTTCGGAGGTGCTCATTTGCCGTCCCTGTCGTTTCGTTTCACGGCGTCGCCGCTGATCTTCTTCGCCTGCTCATAGGTCAAGCTCCCGCCGCCTTGTTTCGCGCCAGTGTAGAGTCTCTTCGCCATCCGCTCGACGGCGGCCCGCTTGTCGGTGCTCTCGCTCATTTGTCCGCCTTCGTGCTCTTCTTCGTTGGCTTCTTCTTCGGGGCGAAGAGCTCGTCGAAGGCTTGGCGCATGCCGTCGAGGTGTCGGGTGTTCTCGGCGTGTCGAGCTGCTACCGCGGGGATGTGGGTGTTCGCTGCGTCGCGCTCGAGGCTCTGCTCTTGCAGATCCATAAGCATCTGAAGCACGTCGGGATCGGGTTTCGAGATGTGGCCGGCGTCGATGAGGTAGCGCCCGAACTTGTGGAAGCCCTCGCTATCGCTCTTAATAATCGTCCGGTTCCCCACCTGCTTAGGGACTGCCCAACGCTCGAGATACACCGCGCCGCGGCGGCCCTGGTACTTCCAGCAATAGCCGCCCTCGATGACGTCGTAGGGAATGATCGTGAAGCCGCGATCGGCGAGGGTAACTCGAGCTTGTCGATCGTCTGGCTTCGGATTCTTGCCGCGCGTTTGTCGAACGCCGTTTACCCCTGGGGTCAAGCGGAAACACTTGAGACGGGGCAACCATTCGAAGCCCTGCTCGGTCTCGACGCAGTGCCACGCGTCGGGGTGATGGATGTAGTAAAAACGCGAGCTCGGGCGAAGGTTCAGGATCGCTGCTCTGTTCTGCTCCGTAGAGCTCGCAGGCACCGCGCCGAATTCGTTCGCGGTGATCTTCGTTTGAGGTTGAAAGTCGAAAGCCATTTGTGTTCTCCGATGGCGAGGGGGTGAAAGGAGGAGGCCCGAGGGGAGCCGAGCGGAGAACTACTCGCCCCCCGCTCGGGCTCCCCGAAAAGGGTTTAGCGGTCAGTGATGATCTGCACGCATCGAGAGTCCTCGAGCAGTGAGACGCCGCAGTAAGCATGCCCGACGATCTCGGTCAATGCTGCGGAGGCGTCCCGCTGGAACTCGACTACGACAGGCGTCCCGGCGGCTCGCACCTCTCCACCTGCACCGGCGAGAGGGCGAGGGGTGCCGATGGCGTAGCCGATCGCGCCCTCTCCGAACATGCCGCCGACGGAGTCGGCACCGGCGTTCGCGGTGTTGACGTCGGTCGAAACGTAGGTATTCACGCCGAGGAAGTTCCCCACAAAGCCTTGACCAAAAATCTTCATGAGATCCTGGGTCGCGGTCATCTCTTGAAGAGCGTTGTTCTCCGAGCGAAGCGACTGCTTCAGATCCGAGAGCTGCTGAGGGTAGAGAATGGCGAAATACGGACCGGGGACGCTTGCGACCTCGAGTGCGGCCATGGCGCTAAACCAATTGTCGACGCTGAGGTTCACGGTCGTCGCACCCACGGAGGCGGTAGCACTGTCAATAGCATCGCCCACGAGAGCATTAAAATACTGCTCGAAGGATCCGACCATCGATTGAGCGAGACGGAAGGGATCAACGTCAGCACCGGGAACTCCGGTCAGGTTTGCGAGGTCGCCGATGTCGTAGCGGAGAGCCGCGCGGACGACTGCGATATCTGCGGAGGCGTCGGTGAGAGCGGTCTCGGAGACGTCGGTATTCTCGGCGGCGGTAGCTGCGAAGCTGTCGTAGCCGTCGAGCCCTGCATAGCGGACACGCATCGTGTCGGAGCCCATGCCGGCGACGTCGCCCATAAACGAGATCGCGCCCGAGGTCCGCATCGAAGCTTGATCGGTGAGAAGTGCGTGGATCTCGCGCTCGATGATAGCGGCGAGGCGAAGGTCGGTTTCCAGATTGGAATGAAGAATAGCCATTGTAAGCACCTAAAAAGGTTAGAGTTTTTGGGGCCGCTCTCGCTGTTTCGGGTGCTACCCTCGGCCGGGTTGAGTTTCGTGTTCAGCCCCGGCCGGCGGCGTTCGCTGTTTCGGGAGCTACCCTGCGCCGCGTGCGAGATCTCGATCATCGTATGGAGGCGCTGCGGTCGTGTCAATTCAAAGTTTTTTTAGGTTCTCTTCTTTTTTCCCTTGTGTAGTCCAATGAACTACAGTATAAGAATGGAGTAACTAAGGAGTCATCATGTCGAACCAAACGCACACTGAAGAAATCGATTTTGTCGATTGGCTGGTTAGCGAATGTAAAAAACTCGAAGCTGCATCTGAAAGAAAAGAGAAAGCGGAGCGCGCTGCCGCGGATAGGGCAGCCAAAAAAGCTCTTGAGCAGGCGACCCGCAAAATCCAGGCAGCGAAAGCCGCACTCGTGCGAGCTTTGGAGCTTGCCAATAATGCTGCGGATCTTGAGGTCACATTATGTGGGCGCGAAAAAAGCTGCGATTTTAGAAGCGTTGTTTCGGAGTTGGATCACGAAATGAGCGCTCTAATCGAGCGCCACTCCGAGAATCTCGAGCACTTTAGCGACACTCATCGATAAACCCCTCGCCCCCATCGGGGGCCTTTTAGCGTCGGCGGTTTGAGTATTCCGCTTTCAGTCGCTCTCGAAGCTGAGACCAATTCTCCGCCGTCGCTCCTCGGATGTCGTCGGCGGTGACTTCTCGCGGCGGTGGAGGCGCGTGTCGTGCCCCTGCGTCGGCCGCGGGTGGCGCGGTAGGGGTAGCGGTAGGGGTCGGCGCTGGCGCCGCTTGTGGAGCCTGTGAGCTTGGCAAGTGAGCGCGGAGAGATGCCGGGGCACTCTCGGCCGTCAAGCTCGAGAGCCATTCGGAGAACTCCGGCCGCCCCTCTTTGTCGAGCTTCTCGAATTGCCACTCGAAGAGCTCGCGGATCTCACCGTCTCGGACGCCCGCCTCGAGGAGTGCCCGATCCCGCTTAAACTGTTTCGTAGCGAATCCGAGCTCCGCTTCCAGCTCCTCGGCCTTCGTCTTCCAAGCTGCCCCACTGTCGGCGACGGGTCGAAGCGCCTCGAGCTCCTTCTCGAGCGAGGCGATCCGGTCGAGTGCCTCGCCGCGTTGAGCGGAGAGCTTTTTGATCCGGTCGTCTACCCACGCCGGCGCCTTGTCGGTTGGCGGTGCGGTGGTTCCGTTTGCGGTGGTTTCTGGCGGTGCGGTGGTTTCTTCGGTCATGTCTTCTCCTAAACTGTTCCGAATCTAAGGTTCACGGTGCGAATCTCCTCGAGTGCCCTAATGGCGGCGTCTCGTGTCGTTCCTGGGTTGAGAGATTGATACGCGGCGATCTTGTCCATCAAACCGGCGTCAATGAGCGCGAGCGCGTGCTCTCGGTCTGCTTTGAGCTCGTCGGGGCTCTTCGGCACCGACTCGAAGCGGATCGAATATCCGTCTTCGGGCAAGGTCAAACCCTCGGCGCCGTTGATCATCACGGCGGAGATCGAGATCAATTCGAGCATTCCTCGCCGCATTTGATTCTCGTAGCGGCGTTGGGCTTCGCGCTTGCCCTCGTTTGTCACGCTCAAAGCGTACCCGCTGCGAGCGGTCCCGGCTTGCTCTCGCTGGAGTGCTGCGCTCGAGATGCCGCACCACGACGCGACCCGGTGCTCGTATTGAATGATCGAGGTCAGCATCGTGTCGATGTCGGCGGCCGGTTGGAATTGCCCGACCATCGGTTGGCCCTCGGTGTCGGCCTCGAAGAGGAGGAGCGAGGTCGGATCGACCGGCACACGGGCTCGCCGACCCTGCCCCTCCATATCCAAGACCTCGGCGCCGGGGATGCGGACCCCGACGGCGTAGCGCTGAGGCCAAGAGGCTTGTCGCGCCGAGTGCGTAAAAAACGACATAAGGAGAGCACTCGAGAGAGAGCCCTCGACCACCTCGCGCCACGAGAACGCATCGAAGAGCTTCCCGGTCGATTCGGCGTGAAAGAGCACATAGGGGAGACACGGCGTGCCTACCTCGTCGTTCTTTCGGTAGGGGTAGAAGTCGCCCGAGAGCTCGCGCCCCACGAAGAGCTTCGTGAGGTCTCCGCCCATGCCGTCGTTCATCGCCTCGCGGATTTCGTAGATCGGCGCTTTCGGATCGGAGACGTCGAGAACGTCCCACGTCCACATCGGGTGACCGGTCTTTGGATGCTCGCGGAGTCGGAGCTCCTCGATCCTCGTCGGCGTGTCGGGGTTCTCGGGGAGTGCATGCGCGACCATGTCGCACGGTGCGACCGGCCGATAACGGAGACCGAACTTCGGATCGTAGTTGACCCGCATCGCATACTCTCGAAGCCCTAAAACCTTCGCTTGAAAGTTGGCCATCATAGGCCACAAGCCCGCCTTGTCGATGGCGCCACCGGGGGCGATCAGCTCGGCCGCGCCGGAGGGGTGAAAGACTGTAGGTTGTTTGTCGAAGAGGCATGCAAGCTGAGAGGTTATCGACTTGAAGACGTTCGAACTGAGATCGACGCCACCCCACGCCGCGCGGCGTTGAGGGTCGAGGTACTTCTCGAGCTTGCGCTCGAGGTCTTTCTCCCACACTCCGAGGAGCATTCGAAGCCGAAGCGCGGAGTGCTCCCACCGGGTAGCGTCAGCGGCGTCGGTTGGGATCGGTCGAATCGGGATCGCTTTTTTCATTTGCTCGCCTTCTTAGCTTTCGCTTTCTTCGCTGGTTTCTTCGCCGCTGGCTTGGCTTCTCCATCGGTTAGACCGAGGTTCTCTAACTCGCAATTTTCGAAGTCGCCGTCGAGATAGACAAGCTTCGAGCCCGAGGGAATCGGCCCGTTCTCCGCGGCCCACACGGCTTCGCCGAGCTCGACGATCGCTTTCGCGCGGCCATTCGATGCCCACCCCCAATATTTACCCCCGCGGCCTTTCGCGAATATCGCGCCGTTGAAGCTTGCTTTCGTGTGCCCGATTTTGCGAACCATGTTCTCCCCTTTAGTGGATCTTGATACTTGAAGGATTGTAAGCCCTTCGGCCCATCATCTCAACGGCGCCGTATCTGAGCGCGTCGATCGCGTGTTTCTCCTCGCAGTCGGGAGCTTGTGAACCGTTCCAATTCTGCAAGCTCTCGATCAGCTTCTTACACCGGGGGCGGACGCAAAAGTCCCCCCGTAGCATAGCGGCGTGGAGCACTCGCGCCCCGTACCAAACCGAGCCGCGGCCTTTCTTTGCCGTTCGGATCTTGAACGGTAGACGGTTGATCCCGATTCCGAGCTGCCGCTCGAAAGCGTTCTCGAGAAGTCGATTCGACTTTCTACCACCCCACCGCCGGCCGCCGTGCGCGTGGTCACCTGTCCACCGGTCGACGTGCTCGAGGCTCATTCGGTTGCGCTCGAGCATCGAGAGAATCCCGCGGGCGTCCTCCTCCGGTGTCGTGCTCGAGTCGGTCCACGACTCATCGAGAACCCATAGCTTCGGCCCGTTCTCCCCCTGCGCTACGGCGAGGAGGATCGCCACCTGAGACCCAGCGCCGGATCCGTGATCAAGTCCGATCCCGATCAACGCCTCGCCGATCGGCACCTCGTCGCGAATGCTCTCGTCGGTGAAGCCCTTAAACACCCGATCCCGAAGATAGCCCTCCCAAGCTCCGTGTATCCGCTGCGGCACCTCGAAGGGGAGATATTGCTTCTCGATCTCTTGGATTTGCTCGAGGCTATACCACGGGCAATTCTCAGGAGTCAGCGAAAAGCGATAGTCGGCAACCTCTCCCGATTCGCACTTCTCTTGAAGCCATCCACACGGCCTTCCTATTGGGGTCATGGTGAGCCACAAATTTCCCCGCTTCGCCAAGACACGCGCGGCGAGCTCCGACCACAGCTCGATCGGTGGAGGCTCGTCAACCCAAATCCCGTCAAGGGTCGCGGAGGCGTTAGCGAGTGCGCCTTGACGCGTCGTGAAGATCTCGCAGAAGCTCCCGTTCGTTAGTCGGAACTGGTGGTACATGAATCCCCGATCGGGGTGGTATTGACTGTCGGGGTGGAGGAGCTCCTTCGGCATTAGCTCCCAAATCTTGCGCGACACGGTGCGCGACTGGTCCCAGGAATAGGTGATCACTCGGTAGTGACCCCCGGCCGGTCGCACCTTCTGGTGAGGGTGATCGCCGATCATCCTGTAGAGTAGCTCCGCCGCCCCGGCCATGGTTTTGCCAGACTGATTCGGTCCCCGAAGCATCTTGAAGCGCTCACGGCTACGGAAGAACGGAAGCTGACCGGGAGACGGCTCGAAGTAGTCGAGGGGGTTTAGGTGCCGCCGCCGTGCAAGCTCGAGCGCGGCAAGCTCTCGCCGGCTGTACTTCTCCCAAGCTTGCGCGGTGCTCACTTGCCCCCCCTCTTCGAGACCGTGAAGTCGGCGTCGATGATCTGCCCCGTGCGAGCTTTGGCCGCGCGTGTCTCCTCGACGAGGATCGCTTCGAGCTCCGCGTCGGTCATCGCGTGAAGCGGGTTCGCGTCGACCTTGATCTCCATCGGTGCGAAGAGCCCGAGGATCTGCGCCTCCATCTTGAGAAACTGCGCCACCGGACCCCACCGCCCTTCGGCTCTCGCGGTGCGTCGCGCGTCGCGGAGCTCGGCAAGGAACAAGGATCGCTTGTAACTGAGATCGAGATCGTCATCGGCCGTCATCCGGTCGAGCACTCGCGTCTTGATCTGGTAGACCTGCGCCGGCTTCGTGTTCCACTTGGCCGCGAAGGTGCGAGCCATCGAGGGATCCCACCCGCGGCGGCTCATTGCTTCATGCAGCTCCGCGATACGCTGCTCGGTTTTCACCGCTCGCGGTTTTGCGGGTGGTTTTTTCTTACTCGCCAAAATCGCCCCCTGTTGGCCGCTGGCTCTCGACCCCCATCCTAACCCTCTCGAGCGAGCACGCGCGACTGTGGGCCGTATAGAGGCTCGGCAAACGTAGTCCAGGGACCAAATTGTATCTCGAGAAAAACGATCGGAGGGCCGAC